AGAACCAAGAGGACGTATGTCCACTGTCTCTACCACAACAGTTGATGCCGTGTATGTACCATTAATAGTAGATTCAAGAGCAAACGCCTGTTCTGCGACAGTTGATACATAATTCCCTTCATCTCCCTTTGTACTCAGATAAACAATATTGATTTGTGCGCCGTCAGTAGGTCTTCGCCCGAATAGTCCATTACCAAAGTATATCTCGGTTACTCCATCTAGTCCTTCTTGAAGAAAGAAAACAGCGGATTCGTTATCTAATTCAGAAAGTATTTGATTATTCTCCCAAGGCCAATCTGCAATCACCATACTCATTGTTGCTCTGTCACAGGAGATGTCATCTACTATAAACTTTTGTGTATCTGATGTAGCATCAAATGTCCATTCAAGTCCTTTTAATGTTCCTTGAGATAGTTTAATTTCTCCAGAGAACTCTCCCCCTTCATCTGCAAATATATTTACTGAATCTAAATTTGTGAAAGGTAGAGGTATACCGTTTATGTTTGATATGAATTGTGTTCCTTTTTCAACAATAATATAAGACGGGTCTGTTCCAGTAGTGTCAAATGTTAGCTTGACAATGGCTTGTGCGGCGTTTGCACTCTTAGGAACATATCCAAGTGCCTTTGCGTGAGACACTACAGAATTACGCAAAGTGGCTGTATCAAGAAAAGACTCATTGATAGCCATATTCGTATGAAAGCCCATATAGTGAGTAGTATACGCCATCACATCTATGAGAACACTCATTCCAGAGCCTTCGAAATCAAAGTCAATGAACTCATCTTGGCCGCCCATAAACTCTTTAATATTCTTTTTAATTCCATCAAACTCAAGATTGCTTAAATTTAATGCTTTTGGATTAGTATGTACTGCCATTTGTTATCTCAATCTGTTTAAGAAGAAATCTAATTCTACAGGTGAACCTTCATTTATAGGAACATAAACAATAGATACTGCATATCCATTTCTATCTGGATCTGCATTGACTTGAACTCCTGTTAATTCACATCTGGGTTCAAATCTTCGTATTGCTTGCTCGATGGATCCCTCTAATATAACTCGTGTTTCTGTAGACATTGGTTCAAAGAGACTATGATATATTGTTGAACCAAATGCACTCTGAAATACTCGTTCACCTCGTTGTGTTCTAATAATATGAATGATACTACCATTAATAGAATCAACATCAGATCGCCCAACGATATCGTTAGTCAAAGGATGTACCAACATATCGAGGTCTAAATCTCTATACTTTCTAAGTCTTTTTGTCTTTATCGGTGCGGGCATTGTTTTAGGTCATTCTTCTGAAATTTTAGTCTTGTTTTGCCTATGCCGTCAATGCTGTATACGCAAGCATAAGTATTTCCCATTTTCTTTACTACTTGAGCAGTTATTCCTTCAGGAATGTTTAAATACATACCCACTTCGATTTGTCCTTTACCGGACCAATATCCGTTGTTCTTTACTTCATTTAAAAGGTGTCCGTATACGGCACATCTTTCTGGAAAAAGTTTTTCCGTCTCAGTAGTCATTATACTATATTTATACTTGGACAGTTAGGATTCGTCAATGATTGTAGTTCCCGAGCCAGAAAGATTTGTAGAACCACACGAGAGAGAATCTCCTATTCTTGCTACGGGGATTCCGTTTATTAGAACATTCGGTGAACCACTAGCTTGTATAGCGCCGTGTGGTGGACAAACGGAACATCCGTGATCCTCCCATAGATCACCTACTCTGACAACAGGCAGTCCATCTATCAGTACATCCCACGATGCACTCATATTTGTTCGTGTCGGGAAACACCCGTGTCCTGTACACATATCTCCTAGTCTTACTACTCCTGGCATATCGTTTCTCCTATATAATTCTATATGATTTTCCGGGTAACCTCTCAGAGATTTTTTTCCCGGACATAATTGTCCTCCAAAACGGTGGGTCCCTTAAATGGCACCACTTTATTTGGGTAATTTCAAAATCTTCTCCCTATTTTAGGGCACTAAAATTTAGCGACGGCAATTTATCGGTGTCAAAGGCCTTATTCGTGGGTAATTTAGACTTAGTATTCACATTCTTTCTATTGGTGAATGTCCCATATGATTCGACTGCTTTGTTTCCTCCTGTAGAGCCTGCTCTACCTTTTTTACACACCCATTCTCCATTAGCGGCTACACAAATTGCTTTAGACTTAGCGTTTGTTATGTCTGCTCGTTGACTACCACCTGATACTGCTTTTATTGCCGCTGTGATGACATACCATTTACCGGAATGTTTTTGACAGGTCGCTTTACCCGGTTCAAATGGGTCGACATAAGTGGCACCATATGTAGCCATTATTACTACTTCAGCAGATTCATAAATCTTTCCATCATCTTCAATATATTGTCCTGAACCGGACGCTGCCGCGGCGTCTACCTTAGCTATTAATTGTTCAGTATAATTCGCTGGATCTACCACCTGATAGCCGTCTGGAAACTTCAAATCTGTAAAATCGCAAGCTCCAACTTCTTTAGCATTTGGTACTGCTTCTGTTGGTTGACACGCACAGGTCTCTACTTGCGACCAATCTCCCGATTTCATTGCGTTTTCTACTACTTCCCTGGATTTATCATATTCAGATATATCTCCTCCAATATTAGATTTTTGTGCTGAAGTATCAGGAGGAAGCGAGGCGGCACCAGGACTAATTCGATAAGTACCAGGTAGTATCCCTAATCCACTAGATACTTGTACTGTTGCTACATCAAATGGTTTTGGATCGTTTAAATCTGCACTTGATTGAGATGGTGCTGTACTCTGTCTAGAGAGAATTGGATCGTTTCTTCCTGCATCATATGGTGTTGCTACAGATGGATGACCCCAAGTACCATAAAATGACCCTACTTCCATAATTGGGTCACGCTCTTTAGTCACGATTATTGCTCTAGCACCTCCACTAGCAACAGGAGAAGCAGCCCTAGCTTCAGGTGATACACTAGGGGTATCACGAGATTTAGCAGTAACTACAGGTCTAGCGGTATTTTTTAATGCTGATGAAGGACTTGATGGTGGTGCTCCAGCTTGATATTCTGGAAAAGTATCTGTTAATGTCTTTGCTACAGGACCCATAGCCGCTTCTACTGAACCAGCTACTTTGACTTCATTGTCGGTCATCTCCTTTTCGTGCCAATCTCCTTCAGTCGCTTTGCACCCTGCTTCATCTCTATTAGAACCTGCAGACGCGGCACCACCTGTACACCATCCTACTTTATGAACCTTTGCAACTTTAGTCTTATCTTCGGCTACTGCTTTGTATTCTACGTCCTTTACGTTAGCGGTGAATTTTTCATTTCTGTCATCCATAGGAGTTTCACCCTTCTCTAATGCTTTTGAAAAATCAGACTTAGGTGGCGGTATCTCATTTCCGTGAACATCTTCTGTAGGATACTCTGGATCATTTGGTTCTACCCATCCTACACCAGGAACGTATTCTGGAGGAGTTGAATCATATCCTCCTGTTGGAGATTCCTCTTGTTGCTTCTTAATCACCTCTGCTCCTTTGGGTTGAGACTCAGAAATCTGAGCAACAGTAGCTTGACCCTCCATTGGAGCTTGCTTATGTTTGGGTACTTTAGCAACTGTTTTGCCCGTTGGAGTTAATTCGGCTGCGAGGGGGATTTCCGGTTCAACAGGATCATCTAATTGTCCTGTAGCGGATTTGTATAGATAAACTATGTCAGACATCACCGGCCCGGTAACGTGCTCCAACATTCGATTAGAATTGACTAATGCACAGGGGTCGGAAGTGGCTAACTTGGCAAATGCTGCCCATTGAGCTAGTTTATTCAGAGCATTTGCAAGGGCGGCAAGGTCTTCCCCAATAAGCTCATTGACTTTACCCATCATATCGGCACACATATTATCGAACTCGCTAACTAGACCACGTATCTCTTCACAGTTAGCAAGCATATTACTTACGCTGGAAGCGTTGGTGACACCCTCCACTAACTGTCTAGAACGTTTGTTAAGCTGTGGTAAGTCCCCTGCTCCTGTAGCATCATCCATCACACCCTCAGACTCAAAGAGAGTAGCGAATCCAGCGGCACAGTCAAGCATATCATCATACTGACCTAACGCTTTGGATAGCTCCCGTCCTGCTTGCTGTATCCCGGAGTTACGTATGAAGTCTCGTGTAGCGGCGAGTAACTGTTCTTCCATCCAAGAGCCACACGAAGTGAAACCATCAGAAACCTCTTGAACGCCTTGGAGCGTATCCCATATCTCATCACCATCAGCACCCGGATAAGCCGCTTTGACGGCAAACTCATCAACCCCGTCCGGTGGTCCAGTAACGTTTAATGATTTTCCATTGCTTTTCATCTTGTCGGCTTTACCGGAAGCCGGCGACTTCATCATTGATCCGACACCGCCCATCGCATCTGAGGCACTCGAAAAAGTCCCTGTACCCTGGGCACTCGATATTACGCTACTTGGTGATGGCATTTTCTATTCTCTCTCTCTCAGCTATTATTTTTTTTTTTCTCGTGAAAAACACGGTTTTTTCTGTTTTTCGGCTAATTTAGCTTCAAACCAGCCCCTTTTACCCAGTTTAGAGTACCTGCTTCGGTGGTTACGCCCTTAGCAGAGGTGATTGTGCAGTCATCTAATGAATCGATGTTACAAGCTCCACCTGCTTCTATGTTCACATCACCCCCGGAAACGAAATTCAGATCACCTCCAGCATCAAAGGTTATATCACCATCTGCTTTAATTTCAACATTCCCGGTGACTTCAATTCCTTCATCACCAAAGACAATGGTGTAATTGTCCATCATAACGGTTACTGTTCGTGTTCCATCTGGTCCTATCTCTTCGTTTGTACCTGACATATGATACCTCATAAGTCGTTCAGACCCTGGTGTATCGTCCCATTCTTCTACGTGACCACTCTCGCTTGCTCTTACGTGATTAAATGGATACTGAGCCTTATAATTATCCATTGGTAATCCTTCTTCCGGTTTAGAATCTCCTCCCCCTACACTCGGTGGTCCTTCGAAATCTTTGCGTGCCCGTCTATGCGTATCGGGTTCTCCTAGATGTGTGGCTTTTGGATATATCCCGTTTGGATCGTTAAAACCAGTCTTAGCTGGCGGCTTAGTAGGATATCCCCCTAGCGTTCCCATCATTATAGGTTCTTGACAATTAGCTCCATCTCTGAAGAATCCCATCACCCACGTACCTTCAACGGGACCAAGTGGAGTTGTTCCGATTCCATTCATCGCGGCGCTCGTAATTGGTTGCATTGGATGAGCCCAGGGTAGATCAGGAGTAGGAATTCCTTCATCGACACCTAGCTCCATTTTGTCTGTATGCAGACCAGCTATTCGTACTTTGCATCTTCCCAAACACATCGGATCTCGTCTATCTTCTACGACACCCATAAACCAGATGAAACCATCAAATCCCATAAATTGCATAATCTATTCTCCTTTAAGAACGTTCTTCAATTACTTTGTCTGGATCCCCAAAGAATCCATCCTTCATACACTCTAATGTCATTGTATATCCTGCGTTAGATATCTTATGATGTATTGCGGTGACTAACCATTTTCCTGTCATATACTGATCCTCGGGCACATCGTGAACGTGAATATGAGTCGGTATTCGGAGCATTACGACATCACCGGCCCAGCAATTTGAATCACCAGGAACATCAAATTTAATCGTATTCGTCTCCATTTCATTCATCTTCATATCGTAGAGTGGATAATGACTATTTTCTCCCTTATCGTGGATATTATAAAGATAATTAGAACTCATAAAACCATTATGTTGCCATACATTAAAATCTGCGAACGGGGCGGCTTTCGGTCCGTTCAGCCCGATACCTTCCGCCATTACGATATTTTTCTTACCATCGTATTCAACTTCATAACTATCTAGCGACTTTTCAAGAATATTATGTGCTAATATCGAACTACCATACTGACCATTTACTTGTCCGACCGGTATATTAAATCGAGACTGCTCTGAATATTTGTCCATAATTGCATTATCAACTGTAAATCCTTTCGCATCTTCGACAATTTTCGTGGGCATATTCTTCAACTGAAATGCTCTCATTATGTCTCCGCCTTTTAATTCGTCTACCGTGACAAATTTGAACCCATCATTATTTTCAAAGAATAGATAATTGGATTCTCCCTTTGCTGATACAGAGTTTTTAGCAAGAAAATTCATTAATTGAAAAGGATTCCAATTCGGTACAACCATATTCTTTTCGTGAAGAGAAGGAGATACTGTGAAGTCAGTCCATAAATATGATCCAAACTCCATAATATTCACACCTACATATTCTGCTATCTCTGATGCCGTCATTTTCTGAAATGAACGACTTATCAACTTTTTGTTGTTAGTAAAGAGATAAGGAGATGATATTCCTATATTATATGTGGTAGTTTTTGCAGTCTTTGTTCCACCAGATATAGAATCAACTTTCATCTCCTTTTCAAGATTGGAAGTTTTCAGCGATGCCGTATTCGGAGTAAGTATTTCAAAATGGACTTGTTCTAGACCAGAGCCGATAATACCATTAGCTTCGACCATTCCTGTTCCATCTTCTATCGTTATGTTGCCGTACATACAGTTATTGTATATCGACTCCCAGATACTCATTCCTTTAATGATACCACTCAATTCGGCACTATCTCCTTTGTAGTTAGTGAACTCACAATTCCAATCAGACGTTGATCTAGGATCTAATGTCTCAAAGTTTGGGGTCATCATAGTCTATTCCTGATATTGTTGTTTAGTGTTTCTCATCCATTTCGCAAATTCGTCCGCTACATCCGAGACGTGGTTAGATTTGAGTAACATAATATGCCTCAACTCATCATTTAAATGTATTTCCCATTCTAAATTAGTAACCGGCACCCTGTCTTCCTCTACGGATTGATCGGGATATTGAATATATTCAGAATCTTCATAATGATGAATTTCATCTTGGTCGTCATAAATTTTGTTCACATAAGCATAGACTTCTGTTTCTTTTTTCACCCAGTCATAGAATGGATCAATCACTTTATTTATTGCACATACAATCCACCAATAGTCTGAATTCCCATAATACTGCTCTGCTACTTTTTCAGGAGTAGCAGTTTCGTCTATAGTTACGGAATAATACATTGTTGCATATTTTTCAACTGTTTTGAGCATATTTAACCTGTGTGTAATATCAGATATGTTTACTCCATTATAATTTAGTTGAGGAAGTATTTTCGTATATTTTGCCATTAGTAACCTCCAACTTGATCTATATCTTCTTGAGTGATAATTGCGTTTTCTTTAAGAGTTACATTTAATTGAGTTTCAATTGGAGCTCCGTCTTCATAAGCATTCCACGTTCCTGTCGGTGTGTAATTCACTTCTACTGATTCGATAAAAGAATCTTTTATTTGAAATAAATGAGGATTTATTTTATCCCCATACCAGAATTCTACATTGACTGTTACAGGAATACCTAGGCGTCCTATACTTCTCATAGAATCTTGTTTTTTATCATTTGACTTGGGAATTGGAGTGTGTCTCACACCGTTTTTTGCCGTTGCGTCTATCTCCATTGTCGATTGTTTATGAGCCTTAGCAGAACTCTTATAATCTGTATTAGCACCAAAAAGCCCCTTAACTACAGGAGATGAGAATTTTTTAAACGCAAAGCAAATTGTTTCAGTCGCATTTTGTTCTTCTCTATTTTGAGGTATCATTCTCCAATTTAAAGTATGTGACCTTAATGATGCACCGTCATAGACTAATCCCATCATTTGGTTTTGTATTGATCCCATAGCCATTTTGCCTGAATTGTTTATGTTGGCCATTGACGACACAAAGTCAGCAAATTCACTGGCAGCCCCTCCGGCAGCCATAGCGACCTGAGAAAAGGCTTCTGCTCCCATTCCCGAATATCCGGCTACTGCTGAATTTTCTGAACCTCTATTAACCATTATATTATCTGATGCTGTATATCTCTGATTATAGTTAGTACCAAGAGTTAATGGCATAGGTAGCCAAATATTAGCAAGAGAGTCTTTATCCAATGCGTGTGATTGTCCTTTTATTACTTCCGGTGCTTCAGTCGGTATCCAAGAATTGATTATTAATCTTGTCCAAAAATTTCCCGCTGATACATCATCTAACGGAAATTTAAATACTTTGGGTCCTGGTTCGGCGATCTTGGAGGCATCAGGCGCAAATTTCGCTGAGTCGTGTTTATTGTCCTGCAAGCTACTGGTAACATCTGATATTGCTACAGAGCCTGATCCGTGGGAACCAATCTGCGGTCTATCTGCTCCTTTTATTAATGGCATATGTCCTTCTCTACGTGATAATGAGTCCTTTAAACTATTTATATAAATAGTTGATATGGCTTATAAGGGAAACTATAAAGTAAAAAATCGCTCAAAATATGTGGGTGCTGTCGATAAAGTTCGATATCGCTCATCTTGGGAACGCAGATTTATGGTATATTGTGATGTGACACAACCAAAAATCGAGAGATGGAGTAGTGAAGAAATTATATTGCCCTATAAGAGTCCGGTTGATGGGAGAGTCCATAGATATTTTCCAGACTTTTGGATTGAACAAAGAGATGAAAGTGGTAAATTATCTACAATGGTTATTGAAGTAAAACCTAAGGCGCAATGCGGACCACCTAAGAAGCCGAAAACTAAAACTACTAAGAGCAAATATAGGTATTTACGTGAAATGAAAATGTGGAAAGTGAATGAAGCAAAGTGGAAAGTAGCAGAAGAATTTTGTGCTGAAAGAAAGTGGACATTTAAATTACTCAC